GTTTGCAAGTGTCACTGGTTTACTAGAAACCAACTCACCAACATACTCACCACTTGTAGCAACAACTGCTACTATATCACCTTTCTTCATAATTACTCCTAATCTGAAAAGAATGAGGTTATATTTCCTTTAGAATTATTACCTCGGTTAATTAAATTTAAACCAGCAGCTTCTGCTTCCAGTTTATCTTTGAGAGGTTGTGTTAACAATCTCTTTGCACTTTCGGGTTCGATATTGTTTAACTCACAAACCTTAACGATTGCAGACATAACATCTGCACCACGTCCTTTGACTAATAGTTTTTCAACTTGTTCTGAAAACTCTTTTCTTGAAATCATTCGTCTCTCCAATCTTGCAACCATTTACTTCCGTCTCTCTCTGCATCTAAGAACACTGCATTCGTAAATGCAACTGGTAGAATAACTGCAATGTGAACGATAATACTAGTGACGATAGAATAACCTAACCACCCTAAGTAATAACTTCCAACGAATCCAAAGTAAACACTCCACATTGTAAACAATACAAGTGTAAAGTAAGTTTGCAGACTTGGGTCGGGTATATGTCTAAGTGGATTGAACCTATTGTCCATTACCACTCTCCAACTATCCACGACAAATAATAAAAACCTTCTAAAATATTTCATATTAAAACCTTGTGTTGTATCTGTTTTCGGGGTCAACTTCGTCCACCTGTAATGGTAAACCAAAGAAGTGTTCACAATCCCATGAGTCATAGTTGTTTTCCCATAACCAATCATGTCCTTCTTCTTCAAGTTGTTCTTGCATTTCGTCTTCGTCTGCATCACTTCCTTCTGCAAGGTGGATATAATAATCACGTCCACACTCGTCAAAGGATTCTATGAATTCATTCTCTTCGAACTCACATGGTTCCATATCACCAGTTGCGTCTTCTGACATATAAGCTTCTAAGGTTTCCTTTTCTTCTTCGTTGGTCACCTTAATAATATATGAACCACTTCTCCAAAGTGCTTCAATGACAATTCTGTCTTCACTATCATTGTTCTTAAACACTTCACGTTCTGTATACGACTTTTTAAATTTAGGATATATCGTATATTCCTTTCCGACTTCAATTTCCATTGTTAATCTCCATACTCTAAGTTGTCTCTCCAATCCCTAACTATACTATAGTATGCATAGTAAGTTGGACTAGTGTCATGAACACCAAGACCACCCTTTGCATAATCTGTTTCTAGATATTCGATAAGGTGTTCTGCTTGTTCTAACACTTCTTCTGTCACGTCATCATGACCATCGATTGATAGATACTCACATAGTGTATCATATGCATTATCATATGCTTGGGATTCTATCCACTCGTCACCTTTAGAAATTATTTTATTCCAATTGTAATTTCCGTTTAAATTAAATTCTTTCACTTCACTCATATTATACTCCATAAACATTTGTGTATCGTTTTCTTAAATCCACCAACTCGTCTATGTAGTCTAATGGATTCCCATAAAAAATTTGAAAGGCATTTTGTCCTTCCACCCCAACTAGTGCAACCAATTCATCTATCGCTTGACCAGTAAGTTCTTCAACCATTAATGCATATGCAGTCATTTGAATGAACCATGGTTTAGTCATGTATTCTTCTTTGTATTTTCCACTAGACTTGAAATCAATAATACAAAGATTCCCGTCTAACATACCAACACAATCAACACGACCAGCCATTTTTAGATTAGGACTCCATAGTGGAGCTTCTAATGCAAGAGGAACAATTTCATCTAACACTGGTTGAACTGCTTTGAACATTCCTTCTTGTAGAATGTTATCAAATTCTATAATATCTTTTTCTTGTCTGAGGTAGTCTTCTATGTTTTGGTGAAATTTAGTTCCACGTTTTGCAGCTTGACTGGATACTTTATTTGCTTCTTCTTCACCTACACGTTTTCTCCATAACTTGATATGGTCACGTGTTAATAGACTTGTGACTGTTGTGACACTTGGATATCTTTCACCGTTATCATCTACATAGAATCTTTTACCGTCTTCTTGTATTGTGTTTAGTTTGATATTCTCTAAATCAGTGATATCCATTGTTTGTAATCTTAATTGTGTCATAGTTTATTTTACTTCTTTCTTGACTGTATGTCAATATGCTTTTGTATAGTATCTCTAGTCTTAACTTCTTTTGCAGACTTTCGATGATACCTCTCACCTAATGGTGTGTCGATATTGTTAGAAGCAATCTTGGACATTACTTCATTGAATCCACTATCGGGTTTGACTCTATCTCCAGTTCCACCAACTGTATCGGGTGCAGATAGAATAACTTGTTTGAGGTGTGGGTTGTCTTCTTTGAATTGGTCTAACTTTGTATAGGACATAATTCGTTCTTCTATACAACCAGTGTCCTCGTTTTTAAATGTGTAAGTCGGCATTATATATTTCTATCCATAATATGTTTCTCTACAATCTCTTTAACTTTCTTTTCTGAATACCAAAGACTACTGAACAATGATTCAGTTCCGTCTTCCCATTCAACGAAATATCTTTTATAACCGAAGGGTCTCTCAGAAAAGATTCTGATATCCCCATAACTTTCAACTAATACTCTCATGACATAAAACTCGGAACTGGTCTATCAGTCCACTTTGCAAATTCTTTTTTGTAGATTGCATAGTATTTATGGTATGCAGATAAAGTGTCATTTTCAACTTTGACATCTTCAGGCATACACTGAGGTGGTTCTGACCATTGACCTTCTTGAATATTATCAGGCAAGTGACTTAGTATCTCTCTGAGTTTAGTATCAGTTAAGTGTATCTTCTCATAACGATAAGTGTATTCGTCACATAGTGCAGTGAACATATCATATGCATATCGATACTGACAAGAGTTCTCTCTGACCCAACGTGTAGAAGGGTGATTGATATGAGAGGCTTTGTATAAGATACCTTCTCTATCGGGGTCTAGTTCCCACCTTTGAATTCTACGTCCACTAGAGGAATCAGTGTATTGAGTTCCGTCTAACATTCTATGTGCAGTGGATAACATTTGTGCATACTCGATAATCATTTTGACTACGTGTTTGTCACAATGCAGTTCTGCACTAATCCATGGGTCTTCGTCTAAGTAAAATAAATTCATAATTGTTTAATATCCCTTAAGACAGCTTCCACTTTAGTCCATGAAAGGTGTCCAATAACATCTTCAGTGATACCACTAGTATAACACAAATCTTCTCCATTGAGAACCGCTAATTCCCATAAACCGTTTTTACCACCGTATGAGAAATCGTGTTTCACCACACTTGCACCATAACCGTTTGGAAATGCATACACATGTTGCACTCCATTGTTAACATAACTAGTATCCTTAAGATACTCTCTAAAGTTTTCTACGTTATCATACATACTCTTCTTTCTCCTCAATATAATATAACTTATTAAAACATGTAGAACAAGCTTGTCCTACCCCCAAAACATAATTGTTTCTCTTCTCAACATGAGTCTCAACTGGGACTTTAGTGTCACACTTGCACACTACACAACGTTCAGTTTTAGTATCTGTATTCATGCTATTAAAATTTGTATCATTGGTGGAAAGAAAAATGTGTAAACCATAATTGCAAATATGATTAACAATATTGCAACTGCAACCTTAACTGTAAACTTTACAACACTAGGGAAGATTTTAATCCCCAAGTAAATGCAAGTTAATAATCCTATAATCTCTAACATAATTATTTGTAAAAAATGTGGTCTGTTATTCTAACAGTCTCGTTTAATGAATCAGCCCAATATGGATAAACATACAGACTATGGTAGTGTGTTGCACCTTCAGTGATATCACCGTATGCACCTTGCACTACATTCCTTGCAATGTTAAGTGAAGATAACCATGTTGGACTATCCACTGGGTCGTCTGACTTACCGTCACAAAACCAACTGAATTGACACATGTTTCTCACTGGAACTTCTACACCTTTCCAGTTTGTTCTCCACTTTGCTTGATACACTACACCACATGCAGTTGTTGGATAGTTAGGGTGTTGCATTCTATTCAACACTACTTGTGTCACTGCAACCTTTCCAGCAAGTGGTTGATTACCTGCTTCAAAATAAATGTTTTGTGCAAGACAATAAATTTCATTGTTTGCATCTGAAGCTTCAACCTTACTTGGTATCAATAAAATAAACATAAGTAAGGCACCAAATCCCATTCCCGTTAGAAATGATTTGAACACTAGTGAACCTTTATACTTGACTTCTTCGTCAACTGCTTTTCCCCATTTACTAGGCTGCATATCTTTCTCCGTTATGGTTCTCACCATTCTGATTGTAGTTGTCAAGTATCATGTCAACCACATCAGTTGCATAGATAGATTTACCACCTACATGCCAATCATACTCTTCTAATGGAGTTCCACTGGTTTTCCAATTGTAGATAGTGACAGTCTCATATTCCCAATCGTCATAGTCGATTTCGTCTACGTTATTTGCATCGTAATACTTTGCATCAATAACCCATTCAGTTTGAACCTTCTCATAAGGGTCACCACTAGAAAAGGTTGGTGGGCCTAAGACTTCTCTTAGTCTACTATAAGTAGTTCTTTTGTATCCCTGTAGGGACGTTCCACCCGAACACATGTCGGGGGAACAAACTTCGTAATCTTTAATTATCATAACTTTCTCCTATCTTAAATAATCGGGGCCGTATTTTCTCATACCAGTGATTTGGTATCCATCGAAAAGGTTTCCCCTTGGTGCATTCAACGTTGGTGTTGACCAACCAGCAGACATTAAAACGTCACCACATTTGAATGTGC